TCTACCCTGTTCAGCAGTAGGTGCTGTAAAGTTTGAAGTGTACTTTGCAGTACCAGTAATGAATAGAATCCTACAAGATTATTTTGTTTTACTATTTATAACACGAAACTCTCTGTCAATCCACTGTCACTATCATATTGCATTCTTAAATATTCCATTACACTTTCTGGTGATGATACTCCATATGGATCTGGATTGTCTTCAGTTGCATCTGGTTCTACAAACATTTTTTCAATCACACCGTTATCTACAACCATTGCGTATCGACGAGATCGTGTTCCAAAACCAACTGCAGACATATCAATGTCCATACCCATTCCTTTTGTAAACTCTGCGTTTCCGTCTGGAATAAAATCAATGTTCTTAACATTCTGATCAATCATCCATTTACGCATTACGAATGTATCGTTCACCGAGAGCACATAGATCTCATCAATGTTACCTATGTCTTCGCGAATCGTCCAATAGTTATCTTCAAACCCCGGAACTTGATAAGTAGAGCAAGTGGGTGTAAACGCACCGGGTAGGGAAAATACCACCACTCGCCGATCCGAGAATAATTCCTTTGTCGTTAAATCTTGCCACTTGAATGGATTGTCCCCTCCGATAGATTCATCACGAACTCTCTTCTTGAAAGTCGTTTCCGGTACGCGCATTCCTTCTTTCATTTAATTCCTCTTGTATAATTTTTTGTTCAAGTTTACCTGCCTTCTTGCTTTTGTGTTTAGATTCTGCTTTAAGCAATTTAAGCCACAACTTCTTTAATGACATTATTTCTTCAATTTCTTTGCAAAGTCAATGATTCCGTCAAGTTTCCACCTGACAATCCAACCGAGTGCAAACCCTAAAACAAATCCGAGTGTCATAAACATTATACGTTAATCCCTTCAGAATAAGTTGTCTTGCCATCGATACGTGCGGCAGTCAGAACTGACTTACGGTTATCACCATCTGCTTTGTATGATACATGCACCCAACCAGAATCAGGAATGCCCGGTGTGTAGAACTCAAGAATCAACTGATCGAACTCAAGGTTGTCACGAATCCATTCTGCTAGTTCTCCGTTTGGGACTCCGGGGACTTCGATGTCTGCCGCTTCTCCTTTGCAATGTTGGGACTTACTGCTTCCACCAACAGCATCATTAAGAGCAGGACTACGATACCCGGAATTAAGAACAGTAGGACCAAAATGGTCACGAACTGGTTGAACAACATTTTCAAAAAGTGCCATTGCCGCATCGAGATGATCTCCTTCTGGAGTGTTATCAATTCCCTTGCGTTCTGCAGTTTGGGACTTAGTAAATTCTGCTAAACTAAAATTTTTGGATAGTTTCATATTATCTCCTACGATTAGAAAGGGGACTTTCGTCCCCTCTATTTAGTCTTTGATTTCAATTTGTTTACATTGAGATTCGGGGATGAGTCGATCTAATGTGATCCTTAACAGACCATTAATCATCTCTGCGTTCTTGACTTCAACCGAGTCGTTAAGTGTAAACATACGAGTGAATGGACGTAATGCCAACCCGTGATAAAGAGTGTCGACATCTTTTTCGTCATTCTCAGCATTGCCCTTGACGACCAGTTTATCGCCTTCCGTTTCGATAGTAAGATCGGACTTACCGAATCCTGCGACTGCCATTTCGATGACATACTGATTCTCCGCAGTTTTCTTAATATTGAATGGAGGATAGTTAGGAATGTTTTTTGTTGCTGTGTCGTGAAACTTTTGCATTTCATCGAACATTTTGTCGTAACCGACAAAGAATTGATCAAACCCCTTCGGGAATGTTACACCAAATTTTTCAATTGCACCCATAGTGCTTTCTCCTTTATTAAGCAAGTTTAAGTTTTGCATCCTTTCGGCATGCATTATTATCCCTTGACGATACTCGTCAAGTCTGGTTGAAAATAGTTTGGTCCTTTCATGACCTTACCATCTTCTCTGTAAATTGGATCACCGTTGTGATCTAACTTACTCATATTGGACTCCTGCACCTCTTGGAAACATTTGTCCAAATCAATACCGAATGCGTGACCTGCACCATATGTGACATACAAAATGTCAGTTAGTGCATCGGCAACCTCTACAATATCAGCATTGCCTATTGCTTCACGCAATTCGTTCAATTCTTCTTGAATTAATTCAAGTCGTAATGCTATAGTTTCGTTGTCTGGGAACTCTGCTTCCTTTTTGACCTCTTGCCCAAAGGTGCTCATAAACAGACCAACGTCTTCAAAATTACTCATAACTATTTTTTCTTTCCTATATTATATTTAGCAACCAAATTCCATTCGTCTTTCTCGCGGTGCGGTAAAATTTTAATTTGCGATAATGGTGTCACAGGTTCTGCTGATTTATTTTTATCGATCAATTCAACTAACCCCCATTCTGAAATCAAGTTCGCAATTGTGTTTCTACGACCTCGATCATCTTCTCCAAAGTTGCTTGGTTTTCCATCTAACGCAAATAGTTCTTTAAAATGCACGATGTAGTATCTTCCTTGTTTATGAAGAATGTGACATGATTGATAAATTGTTTTGTCTTTTCTCGATGCGACACCGATGCGAGTCAAGGTCTCGCGAATCTTGAGGAAGTCGTCATCATTATTGATCCGAACCTCAATAAGAGTTTCAAGCATTTCTTCCACCTTTTTCAAGTCTTTTTCTTATTAGAAGAATCTGTTCATCAGTTAATGTGGTGAGTGCTTGCAATGCTTTAGAGTCGCCATAACCAAAGTATTCTTTGATTGCGGCAAGGTCACCGTGATCTTCTTTCTTATCCCACTTCGCATACCGCTTCTTGGGTCTTACACTATTTAGTAAAAACTCATATTGCAGTGCGTTGTCAAGATTAGACCTTTGGTTCATCTCATTAGCAAGACCAACCGTGTCATGGTGATATGATAATGCTCGATTGGTGAGGAAAGGATTGTATCCCTTCTCTGCCAATTGATCGTTCTCAGTTCCTCGCATGAGGTTTTTCTTGGTTTGGTTGATAGAGTTTACATAGTCAAATGGATTACTCATTCCACTCCACCTCTACCATCAACTCAGTCAGCATTGCCATTAGATTGATCTCTTGATCAACGACAAATGCAGACTTGTATTGATAGTCCGCAAGTGTGACAACCACTTGAGGAATACTTTGTGGTTGGACATACTCACTCATCGAGTCGTAGAGTTTACGAAAGATTGCTGAGGTGTCACCATCTACATTCTGTGCGACCCACTTACGAACATTAGTGAACTCTTTGTTGCGGAGTCCATCGATGAGTTGCTTAATGTTGACATCCTCAAAATTGACGAGGATGCCCGCATCGATCTTGCCAGTCACAGAGTATCGTTGTAATTCGTTGAGCACTCGACGATTGTCGGGAAAGAACTTCTTAACAACTTCTGCGACTACCTTGTTGTCAAACTCGATGTTCTCTTTCTCAAGAATCTCTTTGGATCGCTTGTACATCTGAGATGCCATTGTGGTTCTCTCTTCTTTAGGAAGTTTGAACTCAATGACTGAACATCGAGAGTGTAGTGGTGCGATGATCTTATTGACAAAGTTGCAGGTTAGGATGAATCCACAGTTACGAGAATACTCTTCCATAAAGTTACGCAGTGCAGGTTGCACCGTGTCAGCATTTAGGTAATCTGCCTCATCTAGGATGACATACTTGCGTCCACCACTCAACGACACCGATGATGCAAAGTTTTTGATCTTCGTTCTAAGGGTATCGATGAGTCGACCCTCATCAGAACCATTGATGACAATGTAGTCGCAACCCGATTCTTCAAGGATTGCTTTAGCAACCGTAGTCTTACCAATACCCGCAGAACCCGATAGTAAGAGATTCGGTACATTGCCTTGCTCCACAAAGGTCTGAAATGTTTGCTGTAACTCAGACGGTAGGATTGTCGTTGCTACAGTTTTAGGACGATATTTCTCCACCCATAGAAAGTCTTCGCGCATGTTCACTCCAATCATAATATAGCATAAATGTCTCTTGATTCAGTATACACTAAGTATCCTTGTGACTCAAGAATTCTTTTCATGTTCTTGTCATCAATATGCCAGTGTTCAAGTTTGATGAACATGGGTTTAATTTTCCAAGAATAGGACTCAATAATATTTGTTTCGTGTCCTTCAACATCAAGTTTCAAAAAGTCTATTTTTTCTATGCCATACTGATCAATTAAAGTATCGAGAGTCATACAAGGAAATTTATATTTACCTTTTACAAATCCTTGGTTTGCGCGCATCTCAAGGAGTTTAGTCCCTTTATGATTTTTACTTGCGACATGGGAAATTCCTTTAACCCAATCATCTCCTTCAGAAACATAGAAGTCAATTTCCCCATCATAGTCGGTCACAACAGTATTAATAACTGTGAGATTTTCATGAGTAGGTAAGGACATAGCAATCTCAGGTACTGCCTCTACCATAATCCCACTCCATCCATTTTTTAACAGGGGGAAGCAAGTATCAAAATCACAAGAACCTATCTCTAAAAAAAACTTACTCAAAAGTTGAACCTGCTTCTGTTGCAACCCAATACTGAACACTATCGCTTTTGAAGTGTGCAATGCCAGACTTAGAGATGCTCAGTGTGTAGTCGTTTGAAATAAACTTGAGGTTCTCGATCTTAAAGATGAACTTAAACGATGCATCAGTGTCTGTATCGGACGAGATCGCAAACTCATTTGATGATGGGTTTTTGGTGTCAGTAGCAACCAACGAGACCTTACCATCTCGATTCGTGACAACCACCTCTGGCAGTCCCAACTGGTTTGCACCATTGAGAATCTGACGATAGTTTGCCTTGCTCATTTCAAACTGAACTTCCACTGAAGGGAGTTCGATGTTCTTCTCTGGAGGTGTAGTGATCATGCTTGGATCTGCGTAGGTGTAGTTTGCCTTTGACGATCCTTCCTGAAGTGTCACTTGACGATCACCAAAGTCAAAGTCTGCTTCTTCAAACAGAGAGGATAATCCAAGGAACTGGTTCAATTCATAGATTGCAAAGTCTACTGGGAATGCCTCTGGCACTGTTGCTTGTGCCAGAATGGTCTTTTGCTCTGAGACTGTACGAATCGTACTGCCTTTCTTAAATGCCAATGACTGATTGATGGTGCTAAAATTCTTTAACACATCAAATGTCGTATCACTGATCTTCATCATTTACTTCTCCATCACGGTTATTCAAATCATGTACATGTAGTTGGATTATAGCATAGTGTAACACTTTAAGCAAGTCAGCACGATTGTATCCATTCTTTTTACCGTACCGTTGTGCATACTTGAGAATGTTTCCAATACAGAATCCATCACCATGACCACTGTCTATAATGAACTCTGTTGCTTGGAACTTGTTCTTGCTGTAATGCTCACCATAAGTACCCTCAATATACTTGAACAATTCCTTGAGGTACTTGTCTTCATCATAACGAAATTTATTCACTTACTTTTTCATCCTAGAAATTTTATCCGGATCTGCTGTCGCACTTGCATTAATCTGTGCTAGATCAGTTAAAGAACCACCAAAGGTATATGAACCAGTGTGTAATAGTTTCATCCAAGGACACATCCAAGTATCAACTCCGACTTTCTGCATCCACTGGCAGAACATATAATCTTCTGACAAATACCGTTTTGACTTCTCGTCAATCAATGCTTGGAAGTACATCATGATTTCACGAGTACCATCAAAGTGCTTGGTGCGGACATGATCTGGCAGATAAGAATACTCTGGATATGCTTCATCGAATTTCTTGAATGCATATTTGTCAATCATCATAAACCCAGTTCCACCTTCAAGAACTTTTACTGGTTCATCAAGACGAACTTCTCGTTGACCTTGTGCAGGATTGAATACAAAATCTCCAACATACCTTTCTAAGTTGTTGGGGTTCTCATCTGCAAATCCCTTCTCCACTGCGTGTTTGATTTTTTCCCACGCGATTGTTTTTTTAGGATAAGGTCCACACATAATGTGCTTATCATTTTCTGGATCTGTGTGATCCATTAATGCCAACATCGACAATACATCATTTGGATCAAATCCAATATCAGAGTCGATAAACATTAAGTGAGTATAGTCCGATCGCAGAAATTCATCTACACAGTAATTTCGTGCTCTTGTAATTAAAGACTCGTTAAACAGATAGAAAAACTTCACATCAATTTGATAGTGAGCACACATTTTTGCAAGATCTGCAGTCGACTTGGTATACATACCGTGACAGTTACCACCGTACATAGGAGTTGCGACAAAAACTTTTCGTTTTCTAAGATCTTCTACTTTAACTTCTAGTTCCATCATTCACCTTATTTTTGAATACTATAATACATTGTAAACGAAAAAGGGGTCTGAGTCAACCCCTTAGTTATTTATTTAGTCTCCTTAAAAAGGAACATTGGCATCGTCAGGAAACTTTTCATCATCGCTCATTAGGACACCCGCATCGATCTTCGCGTAGAGATCGCGGAACGACTGCTTGGTGTCGTCGTCGAAACGATTGATACACATATCAATGGCAGTCATACGATCCTCAAAGATCGAGTATGCCTTTGCGATGTGAACCAGACGACGAGTCGAGATCACCTCGTCAACACCACCATCGTAGAAAGTCTTACGAATGATGTCTGCCCAATCGACTAACTTGGTGCAGTAGTCACCGTCAGTGACACCCAAGTCATCAAAGACCTTACCAAGAATCTTCTTCTCGATTGCAGGAGTCGGATAGTCTTGCTCACAAGTGATTGGGAAACGCTCAAGGAATGCTTCGTTCATCACGTTAGTGCCGATAAACCGTCCATCCTCTGAACCCTTACCCTTGGTGTTACCAGTTGCGACAACT